ATAACACCAAGGTGTTATCCGGATACATTATCCATTAAGTTCTTTAACAATCTTATATGACATAAATGATTTAATACCAGATATATCACCACCGTATGACCAGCTAGAAAACTTAATGTCTTTACCCTCCTTGTATTCCATAAGCTTAACGTACTCAGAAATACCTTGGTCGCTCACTTTTAGCTTATATTTATCTAATTGCCAAACATATCTTACTAGTAGATAAAATAGCGGATGGTGTTTACAATTCTCTAAAATAGTTAGAGTTCTGATAGCAAAGTAATCTTTACCAGAAATATCCGCAAAGCTAAAATCGTCAAATCTTTCGAGGTAAACTATCCTTAGTAGAGCTCTATATGAGGGATAGATTCCGCGTATTATACCAGAATTATCGGTGTAATCTTTATGATATAATGACTGTAAATAAGTACACCAATCATACTCGATGTGACTCTTTGCATCGTTAACCTCTAGGCCTACCTCCTTAAAATCTTCTATAAATTTCTCGGGACGATTTGATGAATAGACTCCATCGTCTCCCTGAATTTGACAAAGTTCAGGTAATTGACAGTAGCGAGAGTTAAGTGCTACAGTATATTGTATAATTGAATCCACTTCATTTGTGAAAGTAGAACCACTAGGTATTCCGTGTGGGCCTGACCATATACCATCGGGTGTTATTATTCCAATAGTATTAAATCTCCACTTTATGTATTCAATCTCACCCCTAAATTGTGTTTGAAATAGATTTGAGATCTGCTCAAAAGCTACACTCTGTAAAGATCTTTTACATGTCGTATCGTACTTAGAAAAGTCAATAGAAACTACTGGAAATCTAACTTCATTTGATGCTTTGATTAAATTAGATACGCACTTATCGACGCTATCCGGGTTTCGTAAAGCCGACCTCCATAACTGTTTCTTCTGTAAATTTAGTAGGGGTTGATAGAACCTCATTTCGTTAAGAAGATCACAAGAGGGTGGATCCCAAACGTCACGAGTTTTCTTTCCTTCTTGTGTTCTGGTGAAGAGTATACATGGATATTGTTTGTCAAGCTGAGATTTCCACTCAGAAATAAGAGCACCCTTTATTTTACCCTTCTTAGCTACCCAAGGTAAACCGGAGTTTGTGCTATTCTTCATGTATTGTATGGCACTTTCTGCGTCTATTGGTCTTAACCTAAAGTTTGAATATGTTAAAGCCGGTTTTAGTGTAACATTATCAATTCCAATACCAAAACTGGATTGTAGGTTTAACTTACGTTCCGACCAAGGTAATGCTATGGACCTCGGACCAAATTTAGAACGATTAGACTCCTCAATATTTTGTAATACCCTATTTACTTTCGATAGATTTGAAGAGTATATATTATCCCAACCATATAATATATCTAATGGGGATCTTTCCTTAGCAATTGGAGAAACAAACACATCCTCACTACCCAGAACAGTCTTATCTAGAATACGGGTTAGTTTTATATAGGCGTCACGACTAAGGTTAAGTGGACCTAATACTGAGCGGTAATTCATAAATATGTATTATATTGTGGAAATTACGAAGGGAGGAAATAGGCAGGTATAGATTTGCTAAATCCATATACAAGTCAACTTAGTACTTCCTACATTCATGTCTTATGTAAAGTTT